TTAGTCTCGTGGGCTCGGAGATGTGTATAAGAGACAGCTCTTCATGTTAGTTTCCCCAAACATGAAATTATTTCACTACAGGAGAGTGAAGTATATAAAATCGTTCATGTGAAGCGCGTTCATGTGATACATGAAAAGGATTCACGACACAGAGCAAGTGAGGCACTTGTCAAAGTGGTTAAAGTGTGATATACTGTTATACAGAAAGGATGGTGTACATGATAAAGCTAACAGAAGCAATGAGGAAGATGCTTGCGAATGAAGGGCGTCTCGAAACCCGCCGGTGTTTGTACCTTTATAAAGCACAGGAAAGGCGGCTGTATAAGTACAACAAGCCCGAAATGTGGAGATTAAAAGGAACGGGCAAAGAAGTAGTTGAAATTGACTTGTCACCGTGGAGTGAAGACAGTCTTACCGATGAACAGAGGGACTATAAACACTTTATGGAAAGTTATTTCGGCGGTAACTTTTATGGTGTTCCTTATGATAAATATGAAAGGAGCAAATGACATGAAACTTTATAACGTGGCGGTTCAGCGGTTGATTGACGAAACCGGTGACGGGCTGGATGACTGGGAGATTGTCGATGTCATCGAAGTGAAAGGAGTACCACAAGCATGATTCAATACATCAAGCCCACTTGCTGGGCATGGATTCTGGCAGACCTCAAAAGGAAGGAAGGGACGAAAGAACGGTGCATCTGGGGCGGTTATCGCTATTACATTCATAGGGTTTATGAATGCACCGCAATCAGGCGTTGTCCTCAGTCCCAAGAGCCTACCTATGAAGCAGATGAGCTTGTCGCATACTTTGCAAAGGGGGAGTTTTAACATGGTGAAGGCGAACATTGTACGGCGCTCTGTTGATGTGCCAGCTCCTTATCTTCCAGCTGGCACTTTCTTCCGGTACAAGAATGAAACCCGGGAGTCGTCCCACGGGTTGTTGTTGAAGGTGGACACGACGGATAGAGCGGTCAATCTGTATACCGGTACGATTGTTCCGGTTCTTGATGCTCCGTATGAGGTCATTCGGGACATCGAAATAAAGGGGTGGGTGTAATGACAGCTTATCAATTTTCCTGCATCGCACCTTTTGCGGCGTTCCTGCTCATCGGTGCGGTCATCGTCGGGTATGCAGAGTGGAAAGGATGGTTTTGATGGTCATTTTCATGTACGGGTACGGACAGCCGAAGAAGGGGCAGTTCAAGCGCCCCGTCTACGCGGGTGCAGTTCAGGTGAAGGACGGCGTTGAACTCGACCTTGCATTGTATATGCTTTATTCCTGCATGAAGGTCAAGGGGCAGTCTCCCACGATGACCTACACGAAGAACGGCATTCGATTCACATACACGGCAGAGAGGTAAACACCATGAAGAAAGCATTGACTGATACGGGGCTTATCAAAAAAGCCGATGAAGCAAGCGCAAGAAAGCGCAAGAGCAGTGGCAAGAAGGGCGGCAAAGCCGCCCCTTCTGCTCCCAAGGCAAAGAACACGACAGCCAAAGCGGCGAAGAGCACAGAGCCGAAGAAACCGCGCAAGCAGGGCGGCAAGGGTCGCCCATTTCAGGCGCACAGTTGGCCCACATATGCACCCGGCAACAAAGCCCCACGCAGTTACTCCGAAGAAGAGTTGAAGTCTATTGTCAAGAAAGCCGCCAGAGCGGCAAACACCCGCTTGCGTACCCTTGAAAAGAAAGGACTCTCAGACAAAGTCCCCGCTTATAAGTCTATTTCGGGAATGTTGAAAATGGAGCGTCCCCGTTTCAAAGAATCTACGGCGAAGATGACCAAAGAAGAGCTTACCAAAGAATTTCTCAAGCTCCGGGACTTTATAGGAATGAAAACGTCAACCATGACCGGATATAAAGAATGGAATGAAAATAAGGTACAGGCCGCGCGGGATATGGGATTTACAGGAACACCCGAAGAGCTTTCGTATTTGTTCAATCGGTATATGACAGACAAATATGAAGCGCTGTTTGGGTCAGATATTATTTATCAGTCGATAGTTTCAAACAACATTGACAAGCTGGGATTAGAACAAATCGGCAAGGAATATCAAGCAAATATTGAAAAAGATATTTCACAGGGAGAACGGCTGTTGCAACTGTACAGAGCACGACAGGGGAGAAAATAATGCGATTCAGTCAAGATATTAACGTGTGTGAGAGCGGGGCCGAATTTTTTGAAAGCTTGCCGTCAGCTCCTATTGTTGCCGGAAACGGCAAGAAAGGAGTGGTCATAGACTACACTTGCACGTTTGATATTGAGACGACGAACAGCGACATAGACGGCTTTGCATACAGTTTCCAAACGTGTATTGACGGTGTGGTCGTAGTCCCCCGATACTTTGAGGACTGGGCAGAGATTATTGAAACGCTCTGCGATAAGTGGAGCGTGACAGAGAAGCGCAAGCTTATAATTTATGTTCATAATCTAGGGTATGAGTTCATCTATCTCATCCAGTTGTTAACGCTTCGTTGGGGTGACTGTAAGGCCCTTTACACGAAGAGCCGCCACCCCCTCACCCTTGAGTTTTCAAACGGCATTGAGTTCCGGGATTCTCTCAAGCTCTTTCAGAAGTCTCTTGCAAGAGCCACAGAGGGATGCAAGCACGAAAAGTTAAAGGGCGATTTAGATTATACCGTTTATCGCACTCCCGATACTCCCCTTGATGAAAAAGAATTTGCCTATTGCGTCAACGATGTCTTGGGGCTGTATGAAGCAATAGAGCGGATGAAGAAAGAGCGCGGCTTTAATGCCGCCAACATTCCCATTTCAAATACAGCCTTAGTGAAGCAAGAAGTCATGAAAAGTGTGGGCAAAGACAAGCGTTTCCCCATCGTAAAGAAAAATCTTGCCCTGTCGAAAGCTCAGACCTTTCTTGCATATAAGGCAATGGCAGGGGGCGACACACACGGGGCGCGGTGGAAAGCTGGGTACACGTTCACCAACTGCAATTCCTACGACTTCAAGAGCGCCCACCCGTCCCAACAGCTCTTACGGAAGTTCCCGATGGGTGAGCCGTTCGACCTTCCCGACAATGTAGAAATCGGCTTTGCCGATTCACTTATAGAAGACGGTTTCGGCTGGGTGGGCCTGCTCCGGTTTGAGAATCTGAGTGTAAAGGATGAATGCCCAGACCCTTGCATAAGCGTCAGCAAGTTTCACAGGGCGTCGAAGTTCACGGACGACGACACAGACAACGGGCGTATTTTACGGGTGGAGTGGTGCGAAGTCTATTGTGATTCAAACGACTGGCAGAGAATCAAAGAAGGATATGATTTTGATTCTGTAGTAGTCATGAAAGGGTTTGCTTTTCGCTTGGCTTATCTGCCTGTTTCATTCCGCAAAACGATTTTCGAGAAGTTCAGAATCAAGGAAACTATGAAGGGAAGCCCCGATTATATGTTTTCCAAAATCTGCGTGAACACGATTTATGGAGCTACCGCACAGAAACAAATCCGGGATGAATATACCGCCGAAATTAAAGACGCTATAGAATGGGAAAAAACCAGATGGGAAGACAACCTTGACAACATGGATGATAAAGCTGTTAAAGAAGCGCAAATAGGCAAATCCCGGAACGGGCTAGGAACAAACAAGAATTTTCCTTTTCTCTGGGGTCTGTGGACAGCCAGTTCAACCCGCCTTGAACTGTGGCGGCTATTGAAGATTGTTGGCTGGGATAAGGTCATATACTGGGACACGGATTCTTGCAAGTTTGAGGGCGCGAAAGTCCCGGCAGTTGATGAGTACAATGAAGAAATCAAGCGGCAGTGTATCGCCCGAAAGTGCGTTGTGCAGAAGGACAACGGCAAGTGCGTTTATATCGGGGTAGCCGAAGACGAACACCCACAGGCCGATTATGGCTATCAGGAGTTCCGTTTTCTCCATGCCAAGTGTTACGCCGCGCGGAACTGTGACGGTGTTCTAGAAAGCACCATTGCAGGCGTCGGCAAAAAAGAGGGCGTTGCCGCCCTCAAAAATGATATTGACAATTTGAATGATTTTCTTGTAATTGCGGATACTGGGGCGCAGTTACTCACCTATCACGACGCCCCCGCCCACGTCCGTACCGATTTTGCAAGGCCCACCATGTCGGCGTCGTGGATAGTCATGAGTACAAAGAGTTACGCGATAGGTGGAGCAACACCCGAAGACATCGACATTGAAAGACTGGGATAAAGAAAAGCCCCCGCTGGAGCGGGGGCTTTGTTATTGTGTTCATGCGGTCGGTTCGTCACTTGCAGTCGGATACTTGTCGGCATTGTTCCGGTACACAACAACATAGAACGGCGAATCGGGAGTGAAACCCGAACCCATCCGGGCAATGACGCCCGATGCATTATTAACGTTGCCGGTCGTGACCCAGTTAGGCACGGTGACTTCTGTGCCGTCAGCCTTGTACAGATGAAGTTTACCCTTCGTGGTATCGACATTAACGCTCGGCCTGCTTTTGTAAGAAAAGACAGGATAAGGGAAAAAGCCGATAATGCTCCACACGCCCGAATCGAGAGTAGGAACGCCCAGAGCAACGGAACTAGCCGCGTTATTATAGTCACTGGTTTTAAGGGGAATGCGAGTAGCGTCCTGCTGATCAACATACACCTTGGTGACATATCCGGACACGTCCGGAATGTCGCTCTTGTTTGCCTTGGTCGTGTTCAGGTTGGCGATAGCGTCGTTCTGTGTTTTCTGGCTGGCGTCGAACGCCGTCTTAGTGACGTGGGTATTGCTGGCAGTTTCCAGAGCGTGGATTCTGTTATCCTGTGCCGTGTCTTTGGCGTCGATACGCGCAATGGTTTTTGCGTACTCCTTCGGGTCGATGAGTTCAAGGTGCTCCACCTTGTCGTCGACGGCGGCAATGGCAGTATCAAGGGCGGCGTCCTTTGCCTTGAGGTCAGCGATAGACTGGGTATGAACGTCGGTCGTAGTCTCAAGGGCAGAGATACGGCGCTCATGGTCGGACAGCTCATCAGAGTGCCGGGCCAGCTCCTGCGCGTTTGCCGCGATAAGCTCACCGTTTGCCAGCTCTGCCGCCTTGGCGCGGTTTGTCTCAGCAGTCAGGGCGGTATTTGTGGCGTCGGTCTTGGTATCCAGAGCGTCAAGACGCCCTTCGGCAGTCGTGGCGCGTCCTTCCAGAGCGTCAAGCCGCCCGTCCTGCTCCACGTCCTTCTGCTGGATGTGGGCAATAGCGTCCGCGTTCTGGGCAATTTTGGCCTCATCTTCGGTGAGGTCGGCCCGGAGTCCGTCGGTGACAGAGGTGAGCCGTTCGATAGCCGTATGGTTATCGGTGACTTCCTTATGAAGGACAGAAAGCTGTGCGGCGTGGTCTTTGAGCTGTTCCGCGTGCTTTGCCAGCTCCTTGGAGTTGACAGCGATGCTTGCGGCGTTGTCCTGAATGTTCTCAGTGTTCCGTGCAATGTCCTGCGTGTTCTGGGTCAGGGTCGCGGCCTGTGCATCGTTGACCGTCTCGATGGCAGAAAGCCGTGCATCCTGCTCCCGGTCTTTCGCCTGAATGGCAGAAATGTCCGTGTCGTTGGAAGAAATCTGCCGCTGAAGGTCAGCGTCCTTCGCTTCGAGTGCGGCAATGTCCTTGACCGTCTGGGCCTGCCCGGCCTGAAGGTCAGAGATAGCCGCGTCGGCATTGTCCACGCGCTCCGCGAGAGCGTCCACCCGGGCGACAGTGGACGCAACAGAGTTCTTCATCTCTGCGTTATCCTTGTCATACTGGGTGATTTTATCCCGGAACTCCTTGTTATCAGATGCAAACCCCGCCACCTGCTGGGACAGGTCTTTCACCTGATTTTTGTACTCTTCGACTTGTGCATTATATGCACCGGTGAGCGCCCAGTACCGCGTATTCTTAATGTCAATGCCGGGCGGCACGGGACACTTCGAAGTGTATGACTCACCCTTATAGGTGACGATAGTCAGGGACTCGTATCCCCGTTCCGTGTCCCACTCGATGGGGTCAGCGAACTTCGGGACGTAACGCGCCCCGACGTACTGGGACGGCCCACAGCCCGGGCGCGGGGGGCAACAGGGGTCAGGACGGCAGGGATGACACTCACCGCCCGGCGCGTAAGGCGCGGGTTCGATGGGAAACGGATGACAATTCTTATCATGTGCCATATTGATAAAGCTCCTTCCTTAGTAATACTTGATGATGAGGTGGCCGTACTCCGGTTCAGTAATGTCAGCACCGGTGTCGAAGGTGAGCCACTTCCAGTTCGCAGGGACATAAGCGCAGAAACGCCCGGAGTCGGTCAGCCCGAACCACACGAAATGCACCATTTCATTGACCATTGCAGGAAGGTTCTTGTCTGCCCACTCGATGAACCGCCCGTTTTCAAAGTCCCCGTTGTTAAGACGGTCGTTAATACAGTGCTGTGCATCGGTCAGGGCTTTCGTGGCCTGATTCAGAGCGGCAATATTGCCGCTGTTCGAGTCCAGCCCTTTCGAGAGCTGTTCAACGAATGCCTGCAAGCTCTGAATCTGGCCCACCATCCATCTTAAATCATACTGAAAGGGGTCTCCCGGGGTGGCGAACGGGGGATACATATTGCAGTTCATTACTTCTCCTTTCTGCCGATGAGGCTGTCGAGATAGTTGTCAGCGGCAATAGCCTCTTTGGTAAAGCTATTGTTTTCCCACCATGCCCAGATAGCCGCGCCCACGGTCAGACCTGTAGAGATGAGCTGTTCCAGCTGTGCATCATCCACAGGAATGGGGCTGTGTCCGGTTGCAGAAAGAATCTGGTTCGCAAGAGCCAGAATCAGCACGGCGGTACGGGTCATAGTAGCAACCTTAATTTTATTCATGTGTTCACCCCCTTTCTGAGATACTGAACTTCACGTTCAAGGTCTTCTATTCTGTGGTTTGCAACTTTAAGTTGCTCTTCCAGTACAGGAACTCTCGAAATCAGGGTATTGTGCTCCCTGACTTCCCGTGTAAGTTCGTCTAACTTGGTATCGGTGACGGCCTGAGATTTACTGTTGGCAATGAGCACACCTGTCAAGGTGATAATCCCTGTTATTACGGCGGCTATCACTTCATTCACATTCTAGCACCCCCGTCAATAACAGTCAAGGCAGAAAGCACGGTGGAAGTCGTCAGCGATTTTAACGTAAATATCGAACCGAACAACGGCCCTTTCTGCTTCAATCATTTGTTGGGTAGTCGTGACGCCGATGTTGCCCGACTTGCTGTATTCATGAGTCACGGTGACGGTGGTGTTCTCCTTTCCCGTCTCAAGAGATACGGCGTGTTCGTTGTGCTTGTTGTCCTTCAAAGACTCGTCCCGGGTACGGTCGTCGTACTGGTTTTTCTTGACGCTCCCGCCCTTGGTAGTTCCCTTGTCAGCGTGTTGGTCTTTCGAAATGCTTTCGGCGCGGGTATCGTCAACTGTGCCGTCCGACGCCGCCGAATGGGTATCACCGTGTGTGTCTGATGTGGACAAATCACGGGTAGTTTCGAATGCATGGTTTTCGGTGTTCTGGGTCGTGTCTTGGTCAGTCGTCACGCCCTGCGTGAAGTCGGTGTTCTGGGTCGTGTCTTCGTGCTCTGTCCAGTTGGTTTTCTTGGTTTCGTCCGAATGGCCTTTCTCATCGGTGACGGTATGGCTGGCATTGTCCGGCTGATAGGTGGCCTCATTTTCGGCAGACAATTTGTTTTCGGTATCGCTGACGGTGTTTTTGGTCGTGTCGATTGTGTCCGTCATGGTTTCGTCATGCCTTGTGTCTCGTGTCCCCACGACACCAGTATGAGAAGTAGTATCCACCTGACTATCGAGAGTGCCTTTAATATCTTCGATAAAGTCCCGGGTATTCTCACCCTCTGCCGTCGAAAGGTTTTTGTCGTGATAATGACCGTCTTCTTTGTTCCACCCGTCATGAACGGTTTTGCTGTGCTGGGTGGCGTCGTCTGTTTTCCAGCCGTCGGTGGCGGTATCTTCATGATAAGCGCCGTCCTCAGTGTTCCACCCGCCTTTTGTGCTGTTGGCAGACGCGGTATCTGTTGCCCCGCCGTGGCTGTGGGCGTCGCTCTGGGTGCTGGTATCCCGGTCGGTGGTCGTGGTATCGGTGCTCTTTTCCGACATCTCAGTATTCCAGATGGGATTATAGGACAGCTGTGTCGTAGCATACAGCTTTGCCCAGATAGGACAGAGCCGTTTCGACCACCAGTAAAGCTCACCTTTCATATAAATAGGGTCGGGGTGGTACAACGGGGCGAGTCCGTGCAGATGACGGATAGTCGAAATAGCCTGCATTTTATCCAGCCCCGTGGGCAACACCATGTTTGCAAAAAGGTCGTGGTCGTACATCAACAGCGCTTCAAGGTTTGCACCACTGTCCAGCTCATTCACCAGTGTTCCGTAATAAACCGGCATTGTCTTCACTCCCTTCTGTGTCCTGCTTCGGCTCGTTAATTTTGAAAGTAATGTTCAGGCCGTACATTTTGTTCACTTCATCAAGGGACTTTTCAAGGCAAATTCTCCACACTTCCCGGCGGTTGAATGTCTCAGCGTCCGCGCTTTCGCTTTCGTTGACGTTCATACGCTCCTTCTTGTCGGGCTGGACTTTGATTCCAAGTTCCCGGTAGAAGTCCATGAGAATTGCCCGTCTGAACTCCATGAGTTCGGGGAGAATGAAGTTCTTTGACAAATCACGGTCAATTTGCATGATGGGTAGTTCATAAGCCCCGCCCTCTCCGGTCTTACCGTCAAGGGGGCGCTTCAAATCGGGATTGAGAATGATTGCGGGTTCACCGTTTGCCAGCCGTTGAAACATTGCTTCAAGGCTCTTCTTCTGTTTGTCGTCCTTGGCAAAAGCGCCGTATGCGAACCGGGCATTCAAGGCGCTCTGCCGGATAGCAACTTCTGCGTGTTGCATCTCAACTGCATACTTGGTGATAATATCCCAGATACCCCGATAGTCGGGGGTGAGCTTGATAACGCCGCACTCAGTACCGATTTCAAGGGGGCGGTTGAACTGGAAGAACTGGGTTGAAATGGTCATCGCCCGGGGCTGATACTGCAAGCCATACCCCGAAGGATACCCCGGTTGTACTACCATGCCATACTTCTTAGTGTTGAACACTACAGCATAGCCCATTCTAAACAGCTGGTACATGAATGCATCATAGTCCCAACCGATTTGTCCGGGTGCGGCTTCGGGCAAGCCGCTGAACTCGATGATGGAACGGCACCTCTGGAAGAAGGAACGCTCCCAGTAATTGAGGGCGTCGTTGGAAATGCTTTTGATAAATGTTCCACATGGAACACCACCGTCAAAGAATCCGTTATAACACTGATACATTATAATTACCTCACTCGATAAATACACCCGCGTCCATACACCGGTTGATATACGCTATCTCGTCGGGCATTGCGCCCACTGGCTGACAGCTAAAATCACGGGTTTTGCAATATCCTTCAACGGGGGTCGCTACCCTCATGACCGGATACCCATACAGGCCCTGATAACCCGGGTCATCAATCGGCGGATAATAAAGCAGGGTAAGCTTTGCTTTCAGCGGTAAATACACCTGAGAAGCACCGGTAAGGCTTCCCACGCTCTGTGTGATGGGCTGAATGGCCTGCGACGCGGCTTGACCGACTGCGCCGCCTACTGCTCCATCGGTGAATGCTCCACCCAAAGCAGACATTCCGGCGACAGCCGCACCGGCGAAGAGTCCCCCGCCGAAGGTCATAGCCGCACCAACTGCCGTTACTGCTGCACCCAGTCCTTTCCCCGGGTCGAAGTTGCTTGACCCGATACCATAGGGACTAGAAATGTTTGTACTACCGGTGTATACGGTATAGTCTCCAGCCTGTATTTTGACCGAAACACCGCCGTCAATAAAAGAGAATGCCGTTATCACGGTCACGCTTGCCGCGTCGTTGCACTGGTCAACCGGGATACCCACAACGCCGATGAAAGGAACGTACAACTGAATCTGACAATTCATCCGTTTCCAGTCCTCAGCAGGCCACGGGATGGGAATATTGACAACGTGAACTTTATTGCTGTTTGCACTCACGACGGGGGCTGTGATACCTGTATCAAACTGCCCCAGCGTAATTAAGCCGCCACCTGTTCCCACCAAGCCACCGTCTACCGGTATCCAGATGCAGGAGCGAATATTTTCCGTTGCGTTGCCGCCGAAAAGTAAGTTGTTCATGAACTGGGGGAGAGCTACTTCCCACTTGACCATTGCCGCCGTTTCGGCAAGCCACGTTGTAGACAACACAGTAAGCAAAGTTGCAAGCTGTGTTCTACTTAAAGCATACGCCTGTAAACCGTTTTTGCCAACTGCTGAAAGAACGTAACAACCAGACGCCGAAATTGTGCCGGGACAGGTATCAACTTCACTACTTGAAACAGTGGGCTTTCTTGCGACATTCTGCCGGGCGTCCTGTAAGCGGAATTGTGCGCCGCTTGCGTCACTGTTGAAACCGTACTCGATAAACGCCTTAGTTTTCAGAATCGTATCCCGGTAAGTTGCAAGCGGGTCAATGGACAGACTGATTTGCCAGATGTTCGCCCGAAGGGTGGTAATATCGTCTATCCAGTAAAACGATTTGGTCTCTTCACACTGACAGTAGTTCCATTGCGGCGAAATATTTATGGAATTGATTGTACAGTAGATAACAGGGTGTTCCATGCTGGTGGGTTTCTTAAAATCACACCGCTCTTCGTCTTTCAGAATGCTATAATCGAATGCTTTCGTGGAGTTGATTTTCTTCTCCACGTTCCCGAAGTGGAAATGATAACCATGCTCAACGCTGGGCGCGGGAACAGCTCCATTGAATGTGCCGGGCATTTGATACACCTCTTTCTATAAAAATAAACCCCCGCCCCAGAGGGGGCGGGGCGTTCAGTCGTTACGGGCCGGGCGTAACAGGGTCAGCCATATAATAAAGGATTGCGTTTTCCGTGGGGTCAAGGGTGTAGTTCATCTTCCAGTGATGCTCAATGTTCCAGTACTCGCCACGGGTGTTAAAGGGAGTCGTCCACACGTTATCCTTGAAGTAGGTCGTCGCCATAGCGCGCTTGTCGTACAGCAGACCTACCACATAGTCAAGCTGGACGGGCTGGCCCTGCTCTGCCTCTGCGGTGGTCACGTTGAACTGAGCGGGGATAATGTTGATAGCGGAACGATTGTTGATGTTCTGCCAGAATGTGACGCCCTCATAGTTGCCAAAGGACAGATAACCCGGGCCGAAGATAGCGGGATATACCCACGCCTTTGCATCGTTAATAAGGGGCTGGTACAGAAGAAGTTTTTGCTCACTCTTGGGAGTGTGCCGGAACAGATGCAAGATGTTTCCCTTGTCATCGGTGCAACGGGGCGTCAGGTGGAACAGTTCGGTAGACTCTTCCAGAAGCGCAGTATCCGTTTCCAGACGACTTACAAAGAAGGAAAGAAACTCCTGCAAATGGGCGGTCAGAAGTTCGCGGGTCGTGTAGGCGGTATTCCGGGCCACATTGAATGCCTCAGTAAGGTTAACCTTACTGCCCGGCTTGCCGGTGTTGTAGATAGCGCCCATATAGTTCATGACACACAGGCGGTTTTCCATCTCCTTCCAGCGGGCTACGTCGTTCTGAATCTCGACCGCCATACCTTGCATGAAAGCAGAGAACTCAGACTCAGACTGAAATGCCGTGTTGAGCTGGTCAAGGAAACGGGTGTAGGTCTGGTTCAAAGTCTTCTGGTCGCCGTACCACAGTTCAAGCGGGTAACGCTTCTTGATTTTGTACATATCAAGGCTGTTACCGTCCACCAGAGTGTCGGGGTTCTGCTGGGTGTTAACGAAGTCGGTCTGTTCGAACTCGCCCGCGAAGAAGGCGATTTTCCGCATGAACAGCCCCCAATCCTGACGACTCACTTCAATGGAAGTAAAGCGGCCCGTATAGGCGCGGCTATCGATGACGGTGCGGGCCACCATGTTCGAAAGGGCCTGCAAAGTTCCTTCTTTGCTGGCAGAAAGACACATCTGACCGACATTGATAAAGGAAGAGGTATCCACGGCGGTGATAGTCCGCTGGCCCGTGACGTCCTGCAAGACGGCGTTGACGATGGTGTAGACGTCCTTCGGACGGAACACGTCAGCCTTTGCAAGGGTGGGCATATTGTTTTTAGATTTTGCCACAGTTTACACCCCCTTCGAGAAGTCCGGCGCGGCGTCCGGCGTTGCGGGCGTGATAGCCGCCCTGATAATGTCATCGACGGAAACGGCGTCGGCGGTATCCCCGCCCAGACTCCCCGCCGTGGGAGTCGCCAGAGTGTCCAGACGCGCCGTCAGTGCGGCGATACTCTGGGCCATAGCGCCCCAGTCCGGAACAGACGGGACAGCAGACGAACTTGCCGAAGCAGTAACATTTGTTGCAACGTCACCGGGCAAGGGGGGCGCACCCGTCAGCGGTGCGGCCTTGGGAGTAGTGGGGGCGGGTGCGGTATTGCTACCCAAAAGGGCGGCAATGTCGGCCTTGGAATAGCCCGCACGGGCCAGCATAAGAACATCATCGAGTTTCATTTAATAAGCTCCTTTCCAGCGGCTCTTGCCGTTTCTGACATCCACATGAGTGAATGTATGATAGATTCCGATACCCCCAGACGCTCCCAAGAAGCACTCTGCATACTGGGCTACTTTCTCCGGGCTGACTCCTTCAATCCAAATGTCAGCCGCCTTTCCTTCGCAATGCTGAGACTTCGGAGAGGCGTTTTTGATAGTTAGATTGTACGCTCTGGAACGATACCCACTGTTAATGTGTACCGGCTTGCCGGTCAGGCGTCGGATGTTCTCTAAGAGGTCAATCAAACGGGGGTCGATAATGACGTTGTCACAGGGGTCGTTCCTGCTGTGAAACTCCTTCACTTTGAAGTGAGGGGAAACAGACGTGTTTGCATCTGTCCTATATGAGTACGAAAGCATTTGCTTCGCTCCTTTCTATGATAACGGGGGTACGCAAGATAAGAATGCAACTCCACGCCCTTCCGGGGCGCTTATCTTTTGGAGTCCCCCGCACCTTTATAATAGCACTCACTCTTCCTTCATGTCAAGATAGTCTCTTATCTTGATAAGGGCCGGAACATCGGCACACCATACTTGACCCAAAACAAACATCAAACCGAAGTAAGGATGAGCCAGTCTAAAAGTATTTCGCCCGGCCTGTGTATCGGGGTATACTTCATGTGACTGGTGAGGGGAACTGCAAAGGTAATAGTGTGCATCATCGTATTTGTAACAATACAAATCCCCTACTTTGAACTCAGGTTTCATGCCGCGCAAGCTCATCGGGTGGACTGCTTCAAGGTTGTTGTAACTAAATTTGTTTTCCATTGCCATCTGATAAAACTTTGAATCCTTGTTCTTCATCATGTGTTTCATGAACGCTGTTTGAGCGCGTTTCTCACTAACGCGCTGAGACTTCGGCATACAGAGAAAAACGCCGCTATCTGTAAGCGTCCACTCCTTGCCCGTCCTTGCCATTTTCGCAATCTCATCCACAACGCCCAGTTCAACCAGCACGGGTGACGTAATGTCAAAGGCGTTTGCAAGTAGCCACATTCTCAGCGGGGGTTTGCCCTCAAGTTCTCTGTTGCCGTTTATGGTGACATAGGCATTCAAAAGGGCGTCGCCCTCTGCCTTGCGTTTCACAACGATTTTCTCCGGGATGAACTCATCATACACAACATCATGAAAAGCAGAGCCATTGAAACCGCGTATATTCGCAATGCTGGGCAGGGTCATCCCTATGCCGTATTTCTTGATACAGTCTTTGGGCTTTCCGTCTTCATACTCATACTGTCCGATAGTGTATGTCACTTTGCCGCTCTTCACAATGTCCACGTCAAACCCTTCATTCTTGAGGGGTAAGAAGGGGTTTAATTGCGGGTCAGATGTGATTGCGTCAAACTCTGTGGTGGTGCGACGCAGATACAAAAATGGCTTGTCATTTGTCAGCTCATACAACAATGTGCCGTAGGTTTTGCCCACTTGCCGTTTACCTATTATAATGTTACACCATGCCCCTAACGACGAAACGGCTGGGATATTCACCCAGCCGTCTTTTGTATAGAGGTCAAGCGTAACTTCTCTGTTACGCTTTCCCATTGTCACACCTCATGCCGGGTTTTCCAGTCCACCGGGTCGCCTGCCTGTGTGGCGTGGTTGATAACGGCCTGTGCGATTTTGTCCTCATCGGCACTGTCCAGCCACACCCCGACGGCGTCCACCCAACGGTCACTCTTGTTGCTCTTGTTCTGAGGGGGGCTGACGAACGCGCCGTTCTTGCCGTCGATGACCTTCATGTTGTACAGAGCAAGGCCGGGAAGGTTGAGGGTGAATGCAATCACCTTGTCACTGAGGAAGCGACAGCCGCTGACGGTCGCCCCCTTGATGTTCAGCTTGGGGCGGTCGTCATACTCAGGGGCGGCAACGGTCGAACTATTCTTGTTGAAAGTAGCCATAACATAGTCTCCTTATTACAGTTTCTGGGCGGCGTGAATGACGTCCAGCTTGTCGATGATGGTATAAAGCAGTTCGTTTGTTTTGGCCTGCGCGTTGTACATCTTCGAAAGAAAGTCAACGATTGCGGCCAGTTTGTTGTTGATGTCCTGCATGGTTCTGTACCCCCTTCAACCGAAAATCCAACGACTGAGGAACTGCTTGCCGACGGGGTCAGCGTTTGCAGGGTACAGTGCAGAGGGCTTGAGATGGTCGTTGTAGACCGTCGCAATGAGATGGTTCTGAGCTTTCAGCTCTGCTTCCATCTGGGTCATGGTCTTGTTTTCATGACAGCAGGGGTTCCACGCGGGACTGTACGGAAAGCCGTGTCTTGCGCCCTCTTCGAATGCCGTGATTGGAACGGGGTCAAAGCGGCCCACACCAGACACGATGTTCGAAAGGTTTTCGTCCTTGTCGTACACCAGCCCGTAAATGTTCTGGGCGGCGTCCTCATAGAACAGAACATAGGACACGTTTGCCGGGACACAGCAACCGGCAGTGCAGGTATCAGGCATTGCTTACCTCTTCTTTCTGGGCGGCGTCCGGCTCTTCGTCGTCCGGTTTCTCGTCCGGCTCTTCGTCGTCCGGTTTCTCGCCCGTCTCTTCGAGCTTGCTGTGCAGGTCGTTCCATGCGAAGTCGGTGGGAACGGCGGCGCACATCTCAGAAAGGATAATCGGATAGGTCACATCGAGAGCGTCTATCTCGAAGACTTTCGTCCCGGCCTTGCTGGCTACGACTTTGAACCCGTCCAGCTTGGCGCACTCAGTACAGGCGCGAATGTTGTGCGCTTCGATGAAAAGAAGGTCAAACACCTTCTTGGCCTTAACAGCGGTGAGCATAACGTACTTGATAGAACATTTCATGAGGTCTTATCTCCTTTGTAGTCGTGGGTGGATGTTCGGTGTTTGAAACGCTGTTGTGTTTCATGGTTTTATTCTACACCTAAACTAGCTTTATTGCAAGGATTTTGCGCCCCTTCATTTGTAAACATTTTATGAACGCTCATTTGCATATCACACTTTAACCACTTTGACAAGTGCCTCACTTGCTCTGTGTCGTGAATCCTTTTCATGTATCACATGAACGCGCTTCACATGAACGATTTTATATACTTCACTCTCCTGTAGTGAAATAATTTCATGTTTGGGGAAACTAACATGAAGAGCTGTCTCTTATACACATCTCCGAGCCCACGAGACTAA